ACATATCTGGGTCTGGATTATTAGGATTGTCGCTTGTGTTGTCATACCATTGCTTCATAACTAAAACTGATCCTGTAGGTACCAATGGTGCAGCTCCTGGAGCAAATATATGACTGTGATGCCAGGTTGCACTCCAATTTGATACTTGACTTATTTCATCAGTACGTCCTGTTGCAGGATGGAAAATTTCCAAACTAGCAGCATTCATTCTTAAATGTCCATGTGGTTGCCAGCTATCTATTCTTACAGGATGATCAAAAGATTGAAACCCTTGAGTCATGTAATATCCATTAGGTGGGATAACTATATCAGCCTGATCTCCTAGCCTGTATAAACTTAAATCTTGCTTATACTTTGGCTCAAAGCCTTGTTCATGGAACCATAATCCAATTTCAACAACATTATCCTTAACCATTTCTCCTTGTGCTGTAGCTCCTACTCCACCTGGAAACATATGAATATCCCAACGAACTTGTGAGTTTGCTGGAAATGTTCTACAAACTCCATTAGGGACTACTTCACCCCACTTACCCATTGCATATTCAGTAAGCATTCCACCTTGCTGTTCACCTTCTAATATAATATTAGAATTAGCGTGATGTACTACCGCTTTAGCTTCACCTCGTGGTTTAACTTGTATTGCTTTAATACATCTATCTTCTGTAAGTCCTGAAGGTACAAGATGTTTATGCCACATGTCATTTCCACTGGCTGGAATATCTATAGGTATTGATGCGATTACTAAGTTTGGTTCCCCAAAGTCTGGGGCAAAACTCCAACCATCTAAATCTCTTAATTCAGGTGGTTGTAATATAATGTCTTTATTACCATACTGGGATCCACCTCTTACCCAATTGACTACCGTGTCAATATCATTTTGAGATAGTCTCCAATCGCCTTGTAAGTCTTGAATGCCTATACCATGATCGTAAGCATATGGTGGCATTTCTCTTGTTGATACTTTGTGTTGTATTAAGGGTGCCCATGGTCTTATTTCATCATAAGACTCAAAACTCATTGGACCTATTCCACCTTGACGATGGCATACAACACAATTATTATTAATTATTGATGAAACGTCATCAACGTAGGTTATATCATCAGCATATACTTTGCTGGCAAATACCAACGTTGCTGTTACTAAAATTGCAACTAATAAGGTTCTCATTCTTGTATCCTCTAATTAAAACCAAAATCTTTCTCTTTTGATTCTCTATAACTTTCGAGCAAAAGCTCAGTTATAGAAATTTTACGTTTTTTAGCTTCTGCCTTTAATTCTTCTTTCAGTTCCTCAGGAACACGAATGTCTATTCTAGCAGTTGCCTTGCCTGCTTCATTATAATCTTTTGTCATTCAAAATCCACGTTTGCCATGATTTCTGTTAAACACGCAGTTAGGTTAATTTCTTGATCTGCTACAAAGGCTGCTTTATACTGATATTCAGCAATTAAGACTACTAGCTGTGAAACGAACTTAACTTCGGGTATTAGTGTATCGTATATCTGTCTAAATATACCCTGTGGGTCAGTATCCACGTTATTGGCTACCCACTGTCTCATCTTCTTCCAATCCTTCTCCCTAAGGCTCTCTACAAGCTGCTTAGCATTGATTTCTTGGAAGTTACTTAGTACACCCTCATCTATTTTTCCTGCTACAGAGTACCTCTGGAGTTCATTGATTACCCTTCGATAATCAGGAAAATACTTCATTAGGAGCTCAGCTAACACCTTCTCATTGTACTCAACTCCTTCATTATTAAGGATATACTGCATCCTTGTAAGGAACTTAGTGGCGAGCTGTGGACGATCTGAGGGAGCTATTTTAAAGTCCACTACTGTCGTTCTGCTGTGCAACGGTGTAATAATTCTATTTATATAGTTACAAGTAAAGATAAACCTACAATTCGACGAAAACGTCTCTATGAACGCCCGTAGTGCCGGTTGGACACTTTCTCTGTTTAAGTAGTCAGCCTCATCAAGTATTACTACCTTAGTTTTACCCTCAAAAGACACTGCTGATGCAAAGCTTCGTATTTTAGTTCTTAGGGTATCTATCTGTCTACCTTCATCTGAGCCATTAATAACTATATAGTCACAACCAAGCTCTTCGCACAATGCACGCGCGAGGGTTGTTTTACCGGTTCCTGCTGAACCAGTTAGTAGTAAGTTAGGTATTTCCTTTTTAGCAATAAACTGCTGAAATGTAGTTTTTACACTATCGGGTAAAATACAGTCTTCTATGGTATGTGGACGATATTTTTCAACCCACAAAAATTGTTCAGGATTCATGATTTACTTTTTTTGCTCCAAAATTTCTTTGATTTTTTTCCGCCAGAAAAGGGTCTAACCGAATTTCTCCTTAACAGAGGTCGTATCTGAGAAGTTCAGCTCTATTATAGTACCGACACTATCAAACTCGTCTGACATCACTGACACTTCATTAACTGCATTCTGTACTTCTTGTAAGACATTCTCAGGTGTACTAACATCATAAGGATCTCCTTCTGCATTGTCTTGGAAACCGTCTTCAATAAATGACTTGACTATTGTGCCGTCAGTAACTACTGCTGCATATCTCCAGGACCTCATTCCAAATCCTAAGTTATCTTTCCTAACATCCATGCCCATTTTAATTGTAAACTCTCCACTACCATCTGGTATCAGTTTAACGTTTACAATGGCCTGCTTATCTCTCCACTCTTCCATAACGAATGTGTCATTAACACTAACACAATAGATGTCATCTATGCCTAGCTCTCTAAACTCACTATATAAGTTTTCAAATCCAGGAAGTTGTTGTCCTGAACATGTTGGAGTAAACGCTCCAGGCAATCCAAAAACAATTATTGTCTTATCTTTAAAAAGATCATCTGTCGTTAGTTTAACCCACCTTTCTTCTCCTGATGTCAACATCAGTCTTTTATGGAAAGTTGCTTGTGGGATTTGTTCTGGTAGTCTACTCATCGTCGTCCTTGTTAAATATATCCAACTCTCCCTTCATTACTTTTCTAACAAGTGATATTGCTGGGTTTGGACGAGTAAAGATATACTCTATTGTCTCTCCAAACTTATTAAACTCAACGATCCATCCGTTGGTGGCTTCTCTTAGAGTCACCTCTAAATTGTCTTCATTCATAAACTACTCCTATATTTGTGATGAACGTTCTAATGCTAGCCAATATTTTAATTCGCCTTTACTACTTTCTAAGAACATAAATTTCTTCTGTGAAAGTGTAACGCTATAACTTCCAGGTACTACCTTAAAGTTTTCTACTGCTAGTCTAGCATCAAATTCTTTGTCAGTGGTTCCTATTACTTGCCTAAAGCTGTTAGACTTAGGTGTGCTAGGATCACTAACTGTTACTACTACTTCTTTATCTTTACCAACGATGCTTAACATAGGAGCTGCTGTAATAGCTGCTGCTTTTAATATCATATCAATATCGTCTTTTGTAAAGTCAAACTGGAAGAAGTTATCTACTTCAATACTCTTATCAGGTGCACTAACTATTATGTTAGGGTCTGCATAGAAGTATTCAAAAACAGATGTGCCTTTACTAACTTTTAAACTTTCGTCTTGAAAGTCAATATCAGTATCTTCCATTAGGGTTAGTAGTGAAAGCAAACTATTTAGATCATAGATTGCAAATTCTTTTGGAAAGTTATCACCAAGTTCAGCTCTAGCAAATATGTTTTTGCCTGTGCTAATTGTGGATAATGTATTCCCCTCACGAACGAGAATGTTCGTATTAATTGTTGCAAAGTTCTTGAGAATGTCAAGAGTTCCTGTGCTTATTTTCATATTATATTACTCCAAAGATTTATTCTTTATTATGCTTATTATAGACTATATGTAACCTGGAATCAACTGTTAAGAGTACCAAAAGCCTTCTAATTCAAATTCAATTTTGTCTGCTAATGCCTTGTGGCAATCAGCTCCTGGATGCAAAAGATCCCTACTAACCTCTTCCAAAGTTGCTCCTGGCGGAGGCTCTTTGTCTTGCATAGGTTTAAGTACCATGTCACTCATTAACTTTAATGCCTGATCAGGATCAGACGGTAATGAAATACCAACTCCGTGTATGAACTGATGTATAATTTCTAGCTCACTATCGTCTATGGTATTGTATGTTGATTCTTTAGACATACCTTCTTCTGTATCTGATGTTCCGTCAATCCATAGTATAGGTATGTCCCAAGTTTCAGCAAGTCTAATTATAGTCTTTAGCATTAGCATGTGTTGCCACTTCGCTATGCCTAAAGATTGATATAAAAAGAGTAGTTCTTTCTCTTTACTCTCTGGTTTGAGTGCTGCGGGTATATAATCTATGTTCTTTACACTAACCGGGACACCTGGGATCCCTACAGATATTCCTGTGGAATTTTGTGATCCAAGACAAACGATATGTTTGGGTGGTGTTCTCCACAGTTTGCTTAATTGTAATAGATTAAAAGGTATGTTCTCTAGTCTGCCACCATAAGTAGATGCATTATAAAAAGGCATACCCATTCTTTCTTCTAAAAGTTTATGATATAGGTCTCTATTATGTAGTCCAGGACCCACACCAATACATTCTGTAGAACATAAAACCCAATCATCAGGCAAGTCTGCTATTTCATAATCAGATCTGAAACCTAGTGAGTCAAACTCATAAGTAATAGGATCAGTATCGTTATCATAATACTTCCACGTTGGTCCGTATTTTTCTCTTGCTTTACTGAACCAATCAAATGATTCATGTAACAACCATTTATATTTTTGTGTTGGGTCTGCCTGATATGATATCAGACCGTGGTTTCCTAATGTGATTTTTTGTAACGGAACGTTATTCATTCTTAAAATTCGGTGGGCGCTTATCTATAAATGAGGCAACACCTTCCTCAATATCTTTTGAATCTAAACATAAGTCCTTAGCCCAAAGAGCAAAGTCAATGGCCTCATCTTTATTAGAGTTTATTGTATGCCATACTGCTCCCTTAGTGCCCCTCACAGCTATTGGTCCACACTCCTCGGCTATACGGTGTGCGTATGCTAAGGCTCTTTCCTCAGCGTCACCGTGGCATACCTGAGTACACATTCCTACTCTATCTAACCAGTAGACATCATGTGCATCACCGAGAATCATAAATTCCATAGCCCTAGTTTGTCCTATTCTTTGAGCTAGTTTTACTTGCATAGTAACTGCATTAAAACCTAGCCTAACTTCAGGACATTTAAACATACTTGATTGGTCTGCAAAAACATAATCACCTGCTAACATTATTCCAAACCCTTCTCCTATGCAATAGCCTTTTACTGCTACCACAATAGGTTTAGGTGTAACCATATCGTTGTCTGTTATTGTGTTGCCAAAGCCTTCTTTTAAACCTCGATGTATAGTTGATACATCAAAGCCTGCTGTGAAATGTTTGGGATTGCCTGATTGGATAAGAAGAACCCTAGCCTCATCGTCTTCTCTGTAATGAGTTAGGGCGTCATTGTATCCTTTGTAGAAAGGTCTTTGTATGATATTCAAAGGACCCTCACCGTTTATAGTTAAAACGGCGACGTGGTTGTCTAAATTGTAAGTTATTACCTCACCAAAATCCATAATATAAAATTCCGTCTAATTAAAAACTAGCTAATGTATCTCCATCGCTATCTGTTACTGCCACTGTTACTCCTGCTGCCTGACAAGCTGACTTAACTGCTGCACGTGATGCTGCTTCATCTGGTAGTGTATCTAAGTCTGCAATTAAAGCATTAAAGTCTGCTTTGTTTGTAGACTCAGCCGCTATTGTAAGGACTAATTCTGCTGCGTCCCAAGTGTATACCTTAGTAATACCTGCATCTGCATATTTAGTTCTTGCAACGGTGTCATGATCTGGATGTGAGTCAGAAATCTTTGGTAGCTCTACACCTGTATTAGGTCTAGTCATTGTTACTGTTCTTGTGTATGCCATTATTGCTCCAAAATTATTGTTAATAGTAGTTTATAGTCTTATTTATAAGGAAAAGGCCTGCTAAACAGGCCTGAATGGTTGTTTAAATGCCTAATTGTCGTGAACATATAAAGCAATCAATGCGTAGTGTAAGACCTTAAGTAAGTCTGCTCTGGCATCTTCATGGGTTCCTTTCTTACCATACCTTTGTGCATACTTTAGGATATTTCCTATAC